TCCCACCTCAAATCGTCTGGATCAAAACGATTTAGGATAAAAGTATACGTTGTCATCATCCATTCGTGTTTCTTACTCATATTCTTTCCTTTTGCATATAATCACGATCAAGTTCTGTTTTTATCTGGTGACAATTCTTACATAAGATTATACACTTTCGCACCTCTACTATTAAATTCTTTAGAGTGCCTAGTGTCATTCTGGATACAGGTCTAATTTTGGTATCCCTGTCTATGTGATCAAAATCCAACGATCCACCATACTCTTTATACCCACAACGAGAACATCCTTTTGCAAGCTTGTATTTGTTTAGCCAATACTTACGTCGTAATCGTCTTCGATTAGCATACTGTACTTTAGCTTCTTTTTGTTTTTTTGTTCTTGCTGGCATTAATAGTAAACTCCACTATTAATGTCAATCTGTGCGTTGATCATACCGTGCCATCCGTTGAGTTTGTTTTTGGATACGCATATATGTCTGACTGTGTTCTCTACCTCGCTTGATCCTGTCTTGCCTATGCCAATAATAATGTCGGCCTCACCAGCCTTACCAGTTCGTGAGTTGTCAAGCATTGAGTAGTCAATCCACTGCCTGTCGTGTGCATCGTAGCTTGCCTGACTGACAGCCCACAGCAGTAGTTTGTTTCGCTTGGCTATTTCACGTGCAACAACGTAAGTCTCCTTGAGTCGTTCATCCCCACGATTGTACTCGCCGGACACACGAAATTTGTCAAGTTGGTCACAGAACATAACATCTGGAGTATTAAGCTTGGCGTACTCATCTATCTCCTCAACAGATGTACCCACCGAATCCATGATAGTCAGCAGTGGGGCTATCTCTTCTTGGTAGCGGTGACCTAAAGAAACCCTCTGCTCTACCATCTGCTCCCGTGTCAACTCAAAGTAAGACTGAATGATACGCAGCTTAATCTTTGGGGCTGGCTCTTCGTTAGCCCAGTAGGTTACCTTAAATCCCTGCTTGACGTACGATGCTGCAAGGAAACAACAGAAGGTAGTCTTGCCTACTTCTGGTCTGGCAAACAAGATGCCCAAGTTGCCACGATCAAGACCTGACACATTTTCTGCAATCAGGTCAAAGCTGAAAGGGAAGTCAGGATCACCTGCTTCCTCTTCTAGCAGCATGTCCAAGTCCTGCTCTACCTTAGTGTAGGTAGTTTTGTCACTGATGCGTCCGTCCTCTACTGTGTCAATCAGTCTGCGTAACTCACCAAACTCCTCACTG